TCGGGCAGGGTTGTCAACATCTTCTGCACAGCGTTATCCCACGAAAACTCATCCACCTTGGGGACATTCGTCCGTGCCTGGGTCTTGTATTTGCTGAAGTTTTCGTAGTGATCCTTCATCAACTCGCAGAGTTCGTCCAGATCAGGTTCGTCCCACATCCCGCCGATCACCGCCGGCGACTTGCCACACTTCACCCGCCCCGTCGCTAGGTGGGAGAACTGGATCTGGCCAGTCGTGAGGCTGACAATCGTCGGAACACCCATCGCAATGGTCTGCAACGGCATCAACCCGAAACCTTCACCTCGAGACGCAGCGATAAAACAGTCGGCCTCGGCAAACCAACGGCACTTGTCGTCGTGGCTCATCCACTTCCGATCCAGATACACGTTCGGGCCGAGGTCGGTCTTGGGGACATCCGAGGCGTGGGGTGCAGCCTTGATCCGCAGGTCGGCATCGGGCAGGCTCAGCTTGTGGAATGCCTTGACCACGATGTCCAGACCCTTGCGATTCCACAGACTGCCACCAGCACGGAACTGAAAACGATCTAGCCGTGGCACCTCAATGGCAGGGTATTCGCTGCGGTCTACGCCCAACGGCACAACCTTGACAATCGGGTGATGCTCGGCAAACCGTTCCTGGTCAATCTCGTTCGGGACGATGATCATGTCGTACAACGGTAGGTAGCGGCGGAAACTGGACGGAATCTTGTCGCTTTCCCACATCGTATTCAGGACGCGGTGCTGGCCAGCCCACCAACCGTGGCACGACTGGGGGACACCCATGTGGACGCTGACCGAAGCCCTGTCGTGCAGCACCACACCCTCGGGCAAGTGCGACGTGAACCCACGCCAATGCTCGCCGTAACCAAATCGAGCATCAGAAAATCCGCCCCAATGCTGGTAGTTCACCACAGCAAGCCCCTCACCAGATCATCGAACAGTTGACGTTCGTCAGCAATGTTTTTCCGAAACTGGCTCTGCGTAGCAAAATGCGTATTGCGATTCTCGAGAGCGTGTCGGACATTCCGAGCAAGGGTATCTAGATCGTCGGCACGAAACCGGTAATTACCCCCGACCGCGTAGTCGGCGTGGCATCGTCCAGCCCCAACGTCGTGAACAAACACCACGTTGCCACACACGGCAGCTTCGCGTGGCAGTCTGTCCCGACCAGGGTGGTGACCGAAATCGACATAGACAGTCGTGCGATTCAAGACATCAACCAGACCGTTGCGGTCGTAGCCGGCTAGTTCCAGTAACTCAATGTCTGGCGCAACCTCACGGAACTGCTCAATTAGCTGCTTGCCCTTGGCAGGGTTGACCGCGACGACAGGATCCCGATGGCCGCGTCGATCCACAAACGCGGGATGGATGTAATCGGCCAGCACCGTCGGTCGCTTGTTGTGGCTCAAAAGAAACGAGTATGCATAGAAAGACTGCGCGAGGTGGTACAACGGCTGGCACGTCAACGCTTCTGGTTTCGCCCAATCCACGGACAGCCACCACAGCGCAGCGTTCTTGAACTCACTAATCTGCTGCGGCCAGATCTCGGGAATGACTACAAGGTCATCGTCGGTGATTTGTTCTCTGGCAATGACCGGCGTGTCGTACTCACGGTATGCCGATGGTATTTCGGTGGTATTTGGCTGGTAACAGACCGCCCCGTTGCCACCTTGGCGGTTGATTGAATCCACAAACTGGTGCAGAGCCTCGGGGCCGCCAGTCACCGTTCGGGCTGGGCAAAGAGCAACAACTCTACTGTGGCGCATCCCAGCCCATCTTCCGTCGAGCATCCAACGACCAATGCCCCGCATCGGGAACATCGTTCGCCCAGCGTTCGTTGTGCAGTTTCGTGTTGATCCTGAACCGTGGCATATGCAGCGGCTTGATCGCAGGATCCGTCAGCACCGTCGAAGCATTGTCGTGGTTGACCGCGCAGTCGGTTCTGTCTGCGATGATCCCGACAGCTTTTGCTCGAGCCTCAAAGTCCGTGTCCTCGTAATACGCAGGCAAATAACACTCTGAAAACATCCCCACCTTCTTCACAACCTCGTCCCCAATCCATGCACAGCACCAACCTGGGTCGCCGGCAAGTGTGATCGTATCGCGTCCGCAACGACTCCAAAAGTCAGCCAATGCGTTAGGGCTGAACCATGCGTCTGAATTGAGAAACAGCCAACCACTTGACCACGGGAAACATTTGATGCCGAGATTCCACGATGGCCCGACACCAAGATTGGACGGCATATCCAGTACCCGCTGGTTCGCCGCGCGTTTCTCCACAACCACCGCCTGCGGACCGTTGTTGATGATCAACAGATTCTCCACAGGAAAATCAATCGATGCCACACACCGAGCCAGCAGGTCGTACCGATTCAAGACCGGTATGACTACGGTAGGAATCATTTGTTCGGCAGAATGCCGGTTTCTACCTGCCACGCCTCTTTCGCGCGGCGTTCCACTTCGGCGGCTCCGTCGATCTTTTTCGGCTGCAACCCGTTCTTCCGTAGTCTCTTGTAGGCCGGCATATCTTGCTGCCAGCCACGCTCACGCTTGTTGATCTCATCGACCACCGCGCCTCGACTTGTCGTCGTATTCGTACCCATGCGGATGCCAGCAACCTTGCAACCAAAACAGCCCTCCACGTCCAGGTTGGGATGCACTTCTTGATGCTTCATAATGCGTGTACTATAGCGATGCCCCCAACAACAAGACTGTTGGGGGCATTGTTCAACTGTTGAGGAGTCGAACATGAAGAAGTGTACCAAGTGTGCGGTGTCAAAAAATGTTTCGGAATACCACCGTTGCAAAAGAACCCCCGATGGTTATGACTGGCAATGCAAAGAGTGCCGCAATAATTACAAACGGTCATACGTCAGTAAAAATATTCATGATGTCAAAGCAATGAGGAAACGCCTTTACATCAAAGATCCATTACGGCAAAAAAATGCCACGCTGAAATCAAAATTCGGGATAACGCTTGAGCGTTACGAACAGTTGATGGCCTATCAAAATGGGCTGTGTGCAGTATGTGGGAAGCCAGAAACACGCATCTGGCCTACTAGTGGCAAACAAATGTCACTTTCCGTAGACCACGCCCATTCTTGTTGCCCTGGAAAAAAGAGTTGTGGCAAGTGTGTCAGAGGATTACTTTGTTTCAGCTGCAATACCGGAATCGGCTTTTTGCAAGATGACACAACTCTGCTCAAAAAAGCTATAGCGTATTTAGACAAGTTTGACTAGATCTCAATGTATGCCCCGTATCCAGCAGCAGTCAGGTCAGCCACCTCCTGCTCGTCCACTTCGATGTCGTGGCCCCCATAATAGACCTTGACGATCAGGTCGGGATCAGACGGCTGTCCGTCCGTGTAAGTACCGTCAACAAGCTTGTAGATGTTGCGACCGCGTGACGCATTACGGATGTGATAACCCAGTTGGTTGGCGAAGCGTTCATCGATGGAAAGTGGGAAAGCCCCACTCGGATCTTCTGGCAGTACGAATGCCACAAAGTTGTCGGTTGGTGGTCTGAATGTAGCCATTAGGTGATGTACGCTCCGTAACCCGCTGCGGTCAATTCTCCCACTTCGGTGTCATCCAAGAAAATGTCGTGACCACCGTAGTAGACCTTGACGACAAGTTCGGGGCGACGGGGATCCGTGGTTGTGTACGTCCCGTTGGTCAACTTGTACAAATTGTCAGCCCGCAGACCTTTCGGCGTGAACGAGAACAGCCGGTCCGCGTCGGTTTCCCCAAGCCTCTGGGCATAGCCGACCTTCTGCTTGGCGGGGACGCGGAAGATCCGAGACTTGACCCACACCGCCGTGCCAGACCCGTTGCCCGTGTTCGTCCCCGACACCCGAACGACCCTCGCCCCTACAACGACCTGTGTGCCTGCCCCAGATCCCGTGGCGGTTCTTGGCGCAATATGTAGCCCAGACGCAGCAGACGAGCCTACAGAGGCGTTAGAAGCCGTTCTGGGGGCAATGTGCAGTCCGTCAGCAGCCGATGTCCCAGTTCCAGACCCCGTGGCCATCCTGGCTCGAGTCGAAGAACCATCCGCCGTTGCCGACCCAGTCCCCGAACCCGTCGCCGTACGAATGACAACGATGACTTCGACCGACGACGATGTGCCAGTCCCCGAACCAGCAGCAGTACGGGCGTAGACAATAACCCCAACAGCTGTGCCTGTACCCGTACCACTACCAGTCGCCGTACGCGGAGCAATGTGCAGCCCATCAGCCGACTGCGTACCTTGCCCAGACCCTGTCGCCGTTCGAGGCGCAATGTGGACACCTGTTACTGAAGCCGATCCCGTGCCGGATCCTGTGGCCGTTCGAGGCGCAATGTGCAGACCTGCAACAGTTGCAGATCCCGTACCCGAACCCGTTGCGGTACGCGGAGCGATATGCACCCCAGTAGCGGACTGTGTCCCCGCACCAGCACCAGTCGCGGTACGAAACTTGATGACGACATTGACCGTCGTCGCGGTGCCAGTACCAGACCCCGTGGCCGTACGATCCTTGATCGGGCCAAGGTAAAACTGCCCACCATTGACAAACCCGAAGGTGAAGTCTGTGAGCCTGTCAAGCGGCGAAGCCACCGCCTACCCCGCTAGTCCAGCGACAGCGTCAGCGATGTGATCTGAAAAGTGTCGCCCGCCGTAACAGCAGCCGAAGATGACAACGCACCCGACCACAAGCAGTTGCCAGCAGAAGCGTTGTCCCACAACGACCAATGGCTGTACGTCTCGGTCGCGGCGACGTTCGTCCATTCCAGCGTTGCCGACGAAGCCATCGAACCGCTTGATGCAGCAGACCACGACACCGACTTGCGGGTCGTCTCCGTCGCAGCGTTCGACGTGCCGGCCTCACCAGGGTCACCGGTGTGCAACTTGACGTAGGTTGTGGTGACCGCAAACGACTGATTGCGAAGCGTGTCAAGCAGAGCGTTCTCGGCGTAGTTGGAAATCGACATGGGTTACCTCGTTCGTGATAATAGCAAAAGCCCCCCGCTTGCGCAGGGGGCCGATGCTACACGGGTTGATCGTGTCAGTTGGAGCCGATGCTCGAGGCCGACTCGATGCGGCGGAGGCTTGCCTCACGGAAGCGTCCGTAGCCGCCGAGCCAGTACCAGCCAATCGGCTGGAGGCGCATGAGAAGGTCGGTCACGTTGCCGCGAACGATCTTCGGCATGGAGCCGTTGCCATCGGTGATGCTGTGTGCCTTGGCGAGAGCCTGACGGCCCATGATGTGGGTGCAGTACACGTCCACCGTCGCGCTGGAACCGGTCGAAGAACCCGAGCCGTCCGAGGCGTTCGTGAACACCTTGGCGCGGGGGGTTTCGATGAAGCGGACCGACTCAAACGTGCCGATCTCGCCCTGGTAGAAGGGCATCGCGTTGGTGTACTGGACCGAGCTACGGAAGCCAGCCGCATCGGTTGCCGAACGGAAGTCGAACGACACGTCAGGGTGGATGTAGCCGATGTACGCACCGTTGAAGGTTGCGACGTTGGCTGCACGGAGCTGGGCCACGACCTTGCGAACGTCGTTCGCGGTGATCGTGTCGTCGCTGCCGACCGTTGCACGGCTCGTCGGGTCGCTTGCGCCACCCGTTGCGTACACGACGTTCGTGCCGCCGGCGAGAACTTCACGGACAACCTGGTCAATTGAGTCGCCAGCGTTGTAACCGATGATGTTCGCAGCAGCAGCGTCAACGTCGAGGAACGACGTGCCACGGAGCTTAGCCGTGGTGACGACAGCGTTGCCGTATTCGGCGAGGGTGACGGTGACCTGCGAGTCGCTCAGAGCGGTCGGGGTAACGTCGGTGACCTCGTTGAGGGTGCTGGTGGCAGCCGCGATGTCCGCGAAAATCGTGAACGTGACGGCAGAACCAGGCATGGACTGCTGGGTCGGCTGCACATCGGCAGCCTGGTCGAACAGAAGTTCCGAACGCAGAGCGAAGTACGCAAGGCGATCAAATGCTGTCTGGTCAACCGAAAGTGAGGAGGTGGTTGTTTCTCCGGCCACTTGGGTTTCCTTTCAGGGTTGAAGTGATTTGGGGGTATTCGCTACCCGAGGGCAGCTCGTGCCTCTGCCATGATCGCTTCGACCTCTGCGGGGGATTCGGCGGCGTTGATTCGCGCTGCCCAATCGACTGGTGCTTGTGCTGCATTGGCTCCCGCAGCCACCTTGGCGGTGCGGTTCCACGCAGCCTGCTCGTCCGCACTTGCGGACACCGGCGACGGTGGGGCGATCAACTGCGCCTCAATCCCTGCTTCTCGGATGGCATCTGGAGTCAGATCACCGTCGTAGCCCTTGACGAAATACTTGAACTTCGCATCATTCGGGTCGATGCCCGCTTTGATGAAAGCGTTCTCTCGTTTGGCTGCGAGCAGTTCCTCACGCTCTTTTCTCAGAGCAGCAAGTTCCTTCTCCAGTTTCTTGTTCACATTCCGCAAAGGGTTGCGGTCTGCAAAGTCGTCATCCTCGTAGTCGAAATCTTCGATCTGGGACATATGGCACTCTCCTTTTTGCCCTCACCACGGCGGAGGACCGTGATGGCTGCATAGTTGTTGGTCGCCCCTTATACACAACCAGCTAGGGGGATTACTGGTCGGTTCCTCCACTCGGGATCGTGGAGAACTTTACACATCAATCGTTGTGTGTGCAACTATCTTGTGCTTCACCCTCGCAGCACGA